AGAGGTGGCGGTGGTGGCGGTGCGGGTGCAGTAGGCGCAGCAGGCTCAGCAAGTGGTAATGGTGGTAACGGAACAGCAAGCTCTATTACTGGCGTTTCTGTAACATATGCTGGTGGTGGTGCAGGAGGTGCAGAAAGTTCAACAGGCGGCACAGGGGGAACTGGCGGCGGTGGTTCAACTGGTGGTGGAACAGCGGGTAATGGTGGTGCAGGAACGGCTAATCTAGGCGGCGGCGGCGCTGGCGGCAACCGTGGTTCTGGGTCTTCTGGATCTTATGCTGGCGGTAATGGTGGGTCTGGGGTGGTTATTATCTCCTATCCAAACACATACTCAGATCCTGTCAGCTACACTGGCTTGACAGCCACAAGATCAACGTCTGGCAGTAATGTTATTTGGACATTTACTGCCGGAACAGGAACGGTGGCTTGGTAATGGCGCATTATGCTTTCTTAGATCAAAATAACATTGTTACTGAGGTTATTGTTGGTATTGATGAAACTGACACATCCCAAAATTGGGAAGAGTGGTATGGCAATTATCGTGGACAGCTTTGTAAGCGCACATCATATAATTGTCGGGGGAATGTGCACTACGGCGAAGATGGTTTACCAGATGGAAAACCAGCGTTTAGAAAAAATTATGCCGGTATTGGCTATTCTTACGATGCGGCTCTTGACGCTTTTATTTCTCCGCAACCATATCCATCGTGGTCATTGAATACGACTATCTGTCTATGGGAAGCACCTGTCCCATATCCTACAGACGGAAAATCATATATCTGGGATGAATCAACGCAAACTTGGGTGGTAAATGAAAATTGATCTGACGACACAACAATGGAATCATATTCTGACCGTCTTGGGCCAACGTCCGTATATTGAAGTCGTTGAACTCATCGCGGCGATTCAAAAACAGGCCGTTGACGATCAGACGCCTAAAGAGTAATAATGCCAATTAACCGACTAGCCGGATAGCTAGGTTAGAAAGGACATCGTCTTGAGCGACGAGGAACAGGCTGTAGCGGAGATCAGCCCCGCGCCGGAACAGGAAGCTACGGCAGCACTTGCACCCGCTGATACGACGCCGGAGGAACAAACCACAAAATCGTTCACTCAAGAAGAGTTGGACGCTATTGTTGGGAAACGCCTTGCAAGAGAACAGCGCAAATGGGAAAGAGAGCAGGCTCAACGGCTTGCGGAGCAACAGGCTAGACAGCCCGTCGCACCTCCACCTGCGCCAGATGATTTTGAGAACGCACAGGTTTATGCAGAAGCATTAGCCGAGCGTAAGGCTCAAGAGATGCTGGCACAACGAGAGGCCGCAAAGCAGCAGGCAGCTCTACTTGACGCTTATCACGACCGTGAGGAAGACGCTCGGTCTAAGTATGACGACTTTGAACAAGTCGCGTATAACCCGAATCTTCCTGTGACGGATGTGATGGCTCAAGCCATCCAGGCTTCTGATATTGGCCCCGATGTGATTTATCACCTTGGTTCCAACCCAAAAGAAGCTCATCGGATTTCCAGATTGTCGCCTGTCTTGCAGGCACGGGAGATCGGTAAACTTGAGGCTAAATTAGCTTCAGATCCACCGGTCAAAAGAACTTCATCTGCCCCGGCCCCTATTGCTCCTGTTGCTCCGCGTTCGTCTGGTGCTCCGACATATGATACAACTGACCCTCGGTCGATGAAATCAATGTCTACATCTGAATGGATTGAAGCGGATAGACAGAGGCAACTTAGGAAGCTGGAGGCTCAACGTCGCAGATAGGTGACATAAAATGAGCAATTCACTTTTAACAATTGATATGATTACGAGAAAGGCTCTGGAAATTCTGGAGAACAATCTTGTAATCACCCGTACTGTTAACCGCCAATATGACGACAGCTTTGCCGTCGAAGGCGCTAAGATCGGTTCAACCCTCCGTATCCGTCTTCCTGACCGCGCTTTGGTCACGGATGGGGCTGCGCTTCAGGTTCAGGACGACAACGAGCAATACACGACTTTGACCGTTTCGTCACAGAAGCACATTGGCGTGAACTTTACGTCTGCCGAACTGACCATGCAGTTGGATGACTTTGCTGAACGCGTGCTTAAGCCGCGTATTTCTCAGCTTGCTTCCAGCATCGACGCTGACGTCGCTAACTCTTACCAGCAGATCTACAACTCTGTTGGCACGCCAGGCACGACGCCTGCCACGTCACTTGTTCTTCTTCAGGGCAACCAGAAGCTGAACGAATTTGCTACGCCAATGTCTCAGCGTTATGTCGCCGTCAATCCAGCCGCTAACGCTGGTCTGATCGAAGGCATGAAAGGCTTGTTCAACCCAGTTGATACCATCAGCAAGCAGTTCAAAAACGGCTTGATGGGCGAAGGTATCCTTGGCTACGACGAGCTGAACATGACGCAGTCGATCCGTCAGTTCACGACCGGCTCGCGTAATACTTCAGCGTCTTACACTGTAACGACGACTGTTGCGACGCAGGGTCAGTCAACGATTGGCATCAGCGGTGCAACGACCGGTGAAACACTTGCTGTTGGTGACGTGTTCACCATCGCTGGTGTGTATGCTGTCAACCCGCAGACCCGTGAGTCAACTGGTTCGCTTCAGCAGTTCGTAGTAACTGCGGCTAACACCGCTGCGTCGTCTGCTTATTCGAGCGTGTCGATCTCTCCTGCGATCTATACGTCAACAAACGCTCTAGCAACCGTCAACAGCTTCCCTGTTTCGGGCGCTGCTATCACATTCCTCGGCGCTGCTTCGACGACGTATCCACAGAACTTGATCCATCACAAAGACGCGATCTCTTTCGCGACTGCCGATCTTCTCCTTCCACAAGGTGTTGATATGGCTTCGCGTCAGGTTCACAACGGCATTTCGTTGCGTATTGTCCGCCAATACGACATCAACAATGACCGTATGCCTTGCCGTATTGACGTGCTGTATGGCTACAGCGCGATCCGTCCGGTAATGGCCGCTCGTCTTTGGGGCTAATAAGAGGGGGCGAAAGCCCCTTCTTTCTCGCAATTTAGGAGTTAAATCACATGGCACTTCCTTCAGTCGGTGGTGGCTATCAGTTAGGCGATGGCAACCTTAATGAACAGGTACTGGGCGACCAAGGCTCAATTACAGCTCTAACGGGCGCAGCTAATACGCTTACGGCAGCTCAAGCTACGTCAGGCATTATTACTGTTGCAAGTGGCGGCGCAGGCGCTTCTGTCGTGACCGTTCCAACGGGCGCGCAGTTGGATGCTCTGCTGACGAACGCTAAGATTGGCAGCACGTTTGATGTTTCTATTATCAACATCTCAACGACCAGCGGCGACGTTGTTAACCTTGCTGTTAACACAGGCGTCACGTTTGTTGGTAACGTTTATCTTGCCATCAATTCAGCTTCGGCTGCTGCTGTCACCTCTGGCATCTTCCGCTTTGTTCGCACAGCGGCAGCTACTTGGGTTGGTTACCGCGTCGCTTAATAGGGTGGGCTTTGGCCCACTCTTTTCTTTTAGGAGATTAAAATGGTCAATACCAAACCAGTTGGTGTTGCCTACTCTGATCCACAGCTTGTAAGCGGCACGACCATCGACGGCGCTGTCATTACAAATCCAACGATCACAGGCGCATCAATTACAGGCGCAGTTACGGCGTCTACGCTTAATCTTGCTGTCGCTAAACCAGCAGCAGCAGGAACGAACCAAGCCACAGCTACCGCTCTTGGCGCTGGTTTTAGCTGGGTCACGGCTGCTGACGGAACTAAAGGTGTTGCGTTACCAACCGGTGTAGCAGGTCTTGTTGTCATCGTGAAAAATGATGATACGGCTAATGCTATTCTTAAAGTGTATTCGGCTAATGATTCCAACAGCGCCGCTATTAACGCTGTTGCTTCTGGCACCGCATATTCTATGGCTGCTAAAACCTCAGTTATGTTTGTGGCCTATAGTGCGGCTCAGTGGTTCTCAGTTCCGCTGGTAGCGTCTTAATACTAATACCACGGGCGACCTACGGGTCGCCTGGCCCTCATAGGAGTTAACATGGCTGTATTTTATCTTCGTCATCCTATTCATGGCGTAAAAGTCGCTACATCTAATCTCGAAGTGGCGCATGACGAGGAGCATGGTTGGGATCAATTTGTCCCCGGTGAGGTGACTGAAGAGCCGACCAATGCTATAGTTTCGCGACGCGGGCGCAGACAAAAGGTAGACGATGACAACGTATACGGCATACGACCAGATCTGCGGGGCCCTGAGACTGATAGGGATGCTGGCTGAAGGTGAAACGCCTTCTTCTGAGACAGCTAATGACTCTTTAGCGGCTTTAAATCAAATGATAGACTCTTGGAATACCGAGCGTCTGTCAGTTTTTTGCACGCAAGATCAAACATTTCTTTGGACGCCAAACTTTCGTGTTCAGACACTCGGGCCTACCGGTGATTTTGTTGGTAATCGTCCAATTCGTCTTGATGACGCGACGTATTTTAGAGACCCATCAACAAATGTTTCTTTTGGTATCAAAATTATTAACCAACAACAATATGATGGTATTGCCGTTAAAACAGTGACCAGCACCTATCCGCAGGTCATTTTTGTCAACATGACATACCCAAATATTACGATGAGTATATATCCTGTTCCAACGCGTGTCTTGGAATGGCATTTCATTTCTGTTTCTACTTTAGATACGCCAGCAACTTTACAAACTCCATTATTATTTCCGCCAGGGTATTTGCGTGCATTTAGGTATAATTTGGCGTGTGAAATAGCGCCTGAATTTGGTGTTGAACCATCGCCTACAGTTAGTAGAATTGCTATGGCGTCCAAGCGTGATTTGAAACGTATTAATAACCCCGATGACGTAATGGCGTTGCCTTATAGCATGATGCAACGTCGTCAACGATTTAATATTTACGCAGGCAATTACTGATGAAGACGCCTATTCTTGGCTCGTCTTATGTAGCGCGTTCAGTCAATGCGGCTGATTCTCGTATGGTTAATCTTTACCCTGAGATTATACCCGAAGGAGGCAAAGAAGCCGCATGGTTACAACGCGCGCCGGGGCTTAAATTTCTTGCTACCGTAGGGAACGGCCCTATTCGTGGATTATGGGCATTTGGAAATTATGGGTATGTTGTATCTGGAAACGCTCTTTACCGCGTAGATACAAATTGGCTCCCCACATATTTAGGCGTTGTGGCTGGATCTGGCCCAGTTAATATGTCTAACAATAATACTCAAGTATATATCGCTGCGAATACATATGGATATATTTACGATACTTCTGGAAATACATTTTCGCAGATTACTAGCGCTAATTTTTACGGCGCGGTAGGTGTCGGATATTTAGACGGATATTTCGTTTATAATCAGCCCGAAACTCAAAATTTTTGGGTATCTAATCTTCAAGATGGTTTAACCATACAACCATTAAATTATGCTGCGGCTGATGGTTCACCTGATAATCTTGTAACGCTGATTGTCGATCACCGCGAAGTATGGCTTTTTGGGTCATACACCGTTGAAGTCTGGTATGACGCAGGGTTACCAACATTTCCATTGGCCCGTATTCAAGGTGCGTATAATGAAATTGGTTGCGCTGCTGCCTATTCAGTCGCTAAACTTGATAATGGTATTTTTTGGCTTGGCACAGATCAACGCGGTAAAGGTGTTGTTTATCGGTCTGATGGATATTCTGGTGTTCGTATATCAACGCACGCTGTTGAATGGCAAATTCAACAATACTCCAATATTTCTGACGCCACAGCGTATACATATCAACAAGACGGTCATTCATTTTATGTTTTAAATTTTCCTACTGCGGATACAACATGGGTATATGACGTCTCTACACAAGCATGGCATGAGCGCGCCGGATGGGACAATGACAAGTTCACGCGTCAGCGTGGTAATTGTCAGATGTTTTTTAATAATACCAATGTTATAGGTGATTATCGCGCGGGAACAATTTATTCTTATGATCTGAATGTTTATTCAGAAGCAGGGACAATTCAAAAATGGTTACGGTCATGGCGAGCGTTACCAGCAGGACAAAATGATCTTAATAGAACCACGCAACATAGTCTTCAACTTGACTGTGAAGCTGGCGTCGGTATTTCAGGATATAGCCAGGACGAAGTCAATGCTATTATTTATATTTATGACCGCGCTAACAATTTCATTTTGGACCGTTCTGGGTCTGCTTTAACGATTAG